ACGGAAGCATCCGGCGGGGTGGTGAACGTGCTGACCAAGGCCGGGCCGGTAAAGGCCGCGCCGATCCACCTCGAGGATCGCGTGGCCGAGAAGGTCCTGGACCATGGCGGTAATCGGATCGCCGGCATCAATGAGACCACGCGGAACGCTGTTCGCGAGGCGCTGGCATATACCTTCAAGAACGAAGAAGCCACGCTCAACGATGCGATCGAAGCCGTGCGCGGCCTGGCTGAATTCGGCGAGTCGCGCGCGGAGCGAATCGCCCGGACCGAATCGGCGTTCGCGTACAACGACGCCGCAGTCGAGAGCTACCGCGAATTGGGTGTCGAGAAGGTCGAAGCGATCGACGGTGACTTTGATGAGGAGTGCGCCGAGCGCAATGGCCAGGTCTTCACCGTCGACGAAGCGGCCGAGATCGAAGATCATCCGAACGGCACATTGGATTGGATCCCGCTAATTGATGACAGCTCGCCTATCTATCCGGTCGAGGGTGGTAGCGGCGAGGATGAGATTGATCCCGACGCCCTGGCCGAAGCTGGCGAGGAACTCGAGGCGACGAGCGAGGCAACCGAATTTGACAGCCACGTGGAAGGTGTCAAGTGGGGTGACGCGGAATTCGCAGCCTGGCGCGAGAGCCTGGCGCCCGAAGAAGTCTCAGCGCTGGGGTCATATTACAAGTCGTCAACGGCGCTGAACAACGCCATCCGTCGAAACCAGGCCGAGGATCATAAGGTGCAGATCGCCGCATTGGATGGGGCGATCGTGCGGAATACCATCCCCAAGCCGATCAAGGTGTTCCGCGGATTGGATAGCGCGTACCTGCCTGGCAATCTGACGGGCGGAGAAGTGACCGATCCTGGGTTCATGTCCACGTCCCTGAGCCGTCGGACCGGTGAGGAATTCGCTGACCAGAAGGACAACCCGGCGTACATGGAAATTCGGGTGCCGGCCGGCTCGCATGCCGCCTGGGAATTCTTCAACGATCGCGAGGCGGAGCTGATCTTCCCGCGCGGCACGAAGCTGAAGATCATCTCCGATGTGACTGACGCGGAAGGAATTCGACACATCGTGGCAACGCTATGACGAAGGAAAGTTCCAAGCGGTTCGGTTGGAATACGGGCGAGCTGGTTGTCACGAAGCCGCCGCCCAAAGCAAAACCGAAGCCGGCGAAGAAAGGCTAGGCCATGGACACGACGGACGCAGCGCACGTGATCGCAGCGCTTGACGAGGCGTTCCCACCGAAGGCTCACACCGAAGACGACGCGGCGCGCCTGGACCTGGCGCTCCGCCATTGCGGGATGCAGCTCGAGCGTGCCGCGGAAACGGAGGAGCCCGATGGACTTGAAGACACAGTTTGACGTCAAGGCAAACCTCGGCGCAGATCCCGACGAACTCGCGGGTTTCTACGCCGGCCAGCGGCCTGGGCGAATTCTGTCGATCCCGTTCGGCGGGCCGGTTCCGAGTAACGTGTACGCGAAGGGACTCGACGTCGACGGCGAGTATTTTCACGAGGGAACCGATCCCTTCGTGCACCGCGCATTGCGGCAGGACCGAGTGCGTCCCGTCGACTGGCACCATGCTGCCCGGCCGCCAAGCCCCGCGCATGGGGATCCAACCGGCGTGCTGACCGGCGTATTCCTGGGCAAGTCCGAATTGGACGCCGAGCCGGATGAATTCGGCTGGTGGTCTGACCTCTGGCTGGACGCCGGCGAAAAGCGCCTGGCACTCGTCGCACGCCTGCGTGCGCGAGGCGCCCAGATCTTCGGCTCGTCGCAGCCGGTGCCTGGCAGCGTCGCGAAGGCTGGCCGGCGGATCGATGCCTGGGCGCACATGATGCAGACCCTGAGTACGTCGCCACAAAACACGCTCAGCATCATCCAGCCGGTCAAGGCCATATTGGATCAGATGCCGGAGGATATCGCGCTGGCCGGTATCCGCACGGTACTATCCGAACTGCACAACCTCGGAGCTGACCCAGACGCAACCCTGCTGGCGAGCGTCAAGGCGAAGAACGAGCGAGCGCTGTCGAACGAAGACGAAGCCCGGTGGCAGAAATTCGTCCAGTCCGTGGACGCGACCAGCCGCCTGGCCGAACAACTTCGCCAGTAAGGCGAGGGAGGACAGCGAACACATGCCTGATCTCAGCCAGCATATCGACGGCCTGAGCGAACAGCAGGGCGTCATCCTCAAGACGATGGAGGACATCGCCGAGAAGATCAAGGCCGGCGATGGTGATCTCGTCGAGCTGAAGTCGCAGCTCGGCGATCTCAGCCAGCAGATGGCCACCATCGCGGACGAGCGCAAGGCCGCGGCGCGCGAAGCCGAATACGCCCAGGCGCTGAAGGACATCAACGAGCTGAAGGCCGGCGTGCGAGCGCCGAGCAAGGCGCGAGCAATCGGGGCCGGCATCGAGCCTGGCGACCTGGCTGCGAGCGCCGGGTTCTTCTACTCGCTGTGGGCGTCCAAGAGCCGCCGTGTCAGCCCGGATCTGAATGCCTGGGGAAAGGCGCAGCTCGAGGGCATGGGTTCGGTGTGGGCCGACGTCCCACCGGAATCGAAGGCCACGCTCGGCGACACGCCGGCCGCAGGCGGGAACATCGTTCCGAGCGCGGTGCTCCAGTCGTTCATTGAGATCGCGGTGCCGCTGAATCCGTACCGGACGCTCCTCACGGTCACGCCGGTCGGATTCGTCACGGGCGTCGAAATTCCGACGGAGGGCCTCGCTCCGACGCGAGCCACGATCGTCGGAACCGGCGAGCTGAAGCCGAAGCGCGATCTCCTCACGGACAAGTACACGGCGACGATGTACACGCTCGCCGAGATCTACGACGTCGGCAACCAGCTCCTGCGCAATTCGCGCGGAGTGGCGGAGAAGAACATCCGGTCGCGCCTGGGCCGGGCGTTCGGCCTCGGCGAGTCGTACTACGTCCTGCGTGGTTCCGGCACCAACGAGCCGAAGGGCATCCTCACGTCGATCGGAACCACCGGCGAATTCCACACGACATTCACGCCGTCGGCGTCCACGCTCGCTGGTTCCGCGGCGAGCGCAGTTGCGGCGGCCGCTGGGCCGATCGCAAATCGCGCCGTCAATCCGGATGGCGTCGTCGTGAATGCCGCGGACTTCTGGACGATGGTCGCCCAGGGGACCGACGAAGCGGGCTTCTTCATCGCGCCGTCGGGCGGGCCGACGAGCGTCGATGCGACCGGCCTCGACATGCGGATCTGGGGTCTGCGAACGCTCGGCGATCCGAACATGCCGGCCGACAATCTGGTCGTCGGCGCGTACAAGGTCGCTGAGCTGTTCACTGGCGACCAGTACCGAGTGGACGTCTCGGAGGAGGCGGGCGAGCGCTGGGATCGGAACCTCACCGGTTTCCGTGGTGAAGAGGAGATCGGATTCAATGCCGATCCCTACGTGACCACGGGCCACTTCCAGCGAATCTCGAACCTGATCGCGTAAGCGATTCGGTTCCCGACTCGAACCCCGGCACATCCTCTCTGGGCTGTGCCGGGGTTTACCAATTTCAGAGAGGATTGCGAATGACGGTCGCGCTGGCCATGATCGTGCGAGACCCGCCGCTTGCTCGCCTGGCTGCGCTGGTCGCGCTCGTGCAACCGATCATCAGCGAGTGCGTGATCGTCGATACCGGGTCGCCGGCTGAAATTCGTGCGGCCATGTCGACCTGGGATCAGACGCGAGTAATGTACCGGGGATGGCTCGACGATTTCTCCTGGGCACGCAACGAAGGGCTTGTCGAGTGCCAGGCAGATTGGACGTTGGTACTTGATCCCGATGAACTTCCATCTGTGGCCATGCTGGAACACATTGGCATGGTTGATCGTAATGAGATTGAACTTGAGCGGGATCCGCTAGCCTGGTTGTACTGGACACGCAATTGGTGGGATGGCTTGCTTGGGCCGGAGATGCGGTACCACTGGCATTGCCGGCTATTTCGCACCGGGCTGGCGCGCTTCTATCGTCCGATTCACGAGCTGGTAGAAATCCGACCGGTCGGCGGAGACACCTGGTTGCCCGAGCATTTGACGCGGGATACGTGGATCATGGGCTCCGCGCCGCGAGATGCGTATCTCATTCATTCCAAGGGCGCCGACGAAATTGCCAGGGCTGACGCGCTTTACGCGAAGCTCGGGGCGAATTCCAGTGGATGACCTGGCGACGGCTGTGGCCAGGCAGGTCGATGCCCAGGAGGAGCACGATCCGGATCTCCCACGGGAAGCACCGGGCGACCGTGCCGGCACTTCGCCGGCAGAGGAGTATTCTGCTCCTCCGGCTGCGCTCCAGTTCAACGTGGTCGTTTCTCACGGCCGGTATGCGGTGGTGATCTTGCCGGCTGGGATGACGCCCCTCGAGGCGTTGAGACTTGTCAAGGCGATCCCAGACTTGGCCGCCAAAGCGAGCGCGGTTCCGACGGATCCAGAGGCTGCGAAGCGCGCCGAGATTCGTTCGCGCCTGGTCTTGTGAAACTCCTGTTCTTCGGTGACCTGGCGGGGACCGGGTTCGGTACCGTGACGATGGACATGGGGCGGGAGCTGCTCGCGCTCGGCCACGACGTGAGGTTCGTTTCTCAGAACGAATTGGGTGACCTGGCCGAACCCTTCGCATCGCGGACGCTCAGCTTGAGCGAGCGCCGGGAGGGATGGCTGGCGGCTGGGGATTTCAGCCCGACCAAGATCGTGGAAGCCGGTGCCTGGCCGGACGCCTGGGAACCCGAGGCTATCGTCTTGCTCGGAGATTTCTACGCTGCTCGTTTGCTGGTCTTCATGGATGAGGCCGGCGAGGAAATGTTCCGTCGAATCCCAACGTTCCACTACGTTCCCGTCGAAGGCATCGGCCTGCCGCCAGCATGGGCAAAGCTCTGGTCATTCGTTCGCCCGATCGCCATGTCGGAATTCGGCGCGGATGAGATCCAGAAGATCATGGGCTCGCGGCCGCCGGTGATCTACCACGGCGTGAGCCAGGATTTCTACCCGGCCACGGCAACACGGCCGATTCGCCTGGGTTCGACGGTGATCCGATCCAAGGCCGAGGCCAGGGAATACTTTCACGTTGACCCCAAGGCGCGCGTGGTTCTCAGGACCGATGCCAACTGGCCGCGCAAGCGATACGCCTCGTTGATGCGGGCAATGGCGCCGGTGCTGCTCGCCAGGCCGGATGTCCTGCTCGTCATGCACTGCCGAAGCTCAGACCCGGGTGGAGACTTGCGAGATCTGCATTCGCATTTTCCGCCGGCCATCTCGCAGCAGATGGTGAACACCGGATATCACGATCGTGGATTTCTACTTGACCGGCCCACGCTCTGCGCCCTGTACAATATGGCCGACGTGTATGCTTCAACGTCAGCTGAAGGATTTGGTTTGACGATCGCAGAGGCGCTTGCCTGCGGAGTGCCGGCTGTCGGTGCGAATTACTCGGCGGTTCCCGAGGTGATCGGGAAGGCCGGCGTTGTGGTGCCGGTCGAATTGATTGACAACGAGTATGGGCACTTCTGGTGCGCCGTTGATGAAGACCAGTTCGGTAATGCTGTCGGGGAGATGCTGGATTCTCCTCGAGAGCGCGGGCTCATGGCGGCGCAGGCGGTGACGCAGGTGCGAACGAAATTTTCCTGGCCTGTTGAGGCTGGGAAACTGGCGAGCTACTTGGAGAGTTCGATATGACGACGCCAATGTTCGCCACGGAAGAGCAGCTCCGCGAATACATGGACCTGGATCCGGTTGCGGCGGAGAGCAAGTATTCCTCGGGCATCCTCACCTCAAATCTTCGAGCCGCGTCGTATATGCTGGAGCGCGCCACCGGGCGTTTCTTCCACGATCGGCCGGCGGCCACGTTCACGGTGACAACCGAGGGCGCAGCTTCGGTTCCGCTTCCAGGTTTTCGGAGCCTGGCAAGCGTGGTCCTGGCGGGGTCCGCGCTCGTGGCCGAGCAAGGCTATTGGCTCCAGCCCGACCCCTCCGGAACGGGGCTTATCCTGGGCATCCAATTTCGGGCGTACGGCTCGCGCTCGGACGGCCCGTCGTGGCTCCACTATTCGGACTGGTTTGACCGCAACCTGGATTCTCCGCGGTGGCCTGGCAATTGGGGCGGCAGCGGAGGTTCGCTGCCTGGCGATCTCGTGCTCACCGGTGACGGTGGTTTCCTGGACGCGGACTTGCCGGAACCGGTGCGCCTGGCAACGAAGGCGCTCGCCGGTTTCCTGACCTTGCGGCCGACGGGTGCGCTACTCGCCGGGGCCATCGCGACGCCGGCCGGCAACGTATTCGACATGTCCGCCTGGCCGCTCGAGGTCAAGTCATTCATCGAACTCTGGCGGATCGGCCAGCAGGTCATTTCCGTTGGCTGACCTCGAGGGTGCCGAGGGCCTGCATCGGCGGCTCGGCGCGCTGACGATGGATGCCGGTTCCACCAAGTTCATGAGGAACCTTGGAATTCGCACCATCGCCGAGATGAAGCGCAACATCCCACGCAAGACGTCGTCAACCAGCCGGACCATTTCGCTTGGCCGAATTACCCAGGATTTCGCCGAAGTTCGTGGATCGCCAGTTGTGATCTACTTGGACGAGGGAACTCGCCAGCACGACATTCATCCAGTCCGGAAGAAGATGCTTCGGTTCCCGGCGAAGGGAGCGAAGGTCACGCTAGCCGGGCGAGCGCGGGCCGGCCAGCCGCATACCTTCGCCAAGGTTGTCCATCACCCCGGCACGCGCGCCCAGCCGTTCATCAAGCGATCAGTGGACAAGGCGTTGTACAAATCGGGCATTCGCGTCGAAATCATCAACCTTTGGAATAAGGCGGACTGAGCCATGCCGACGACCGCTCGAGCCGACGTGGTGGACGGGATCCTTTCAGTCCTGAATGCATACCGTGTAGCGAATCCGACGAAGCTTCGGCGGGTGCTTTCCAAACGGCCTGGCGGGTTCGCCGAGGTGCCAGTGGCATATCTCGGTTTCCTGGATGAGGAAATCATCCACACGTCGGGAACTCGGCAGCGAACCTTCGCCGGCGCCACCGTCATCGTCGTGGACAACTTCCACGATTCCCCGACGAACCACAACCGTTTCGACGAATTGATCGACGGCCTGGTCGACGCCTTCACCGCCAGCCCACACGCGGTGCCTGGCGCCGTGCTCACGATCACGTCGGTGCGTGATGGGGAGATCAGCATTGAAGGTCAGGCTGGAGTGAACGTGTACCCTTCGGCCACGATAACATTCGGCGAGCTTGTCATCATGGAAGGTCGCAACTAGCAAACAGCACTTGGCGAATTGCACCTGAGGAGAACGAGCTGTGAGCCCGATCGCCGGTAACACCCGCTTTCGCAAGCATCAGATCGGAAAGCAAACGGCGCTGCTGACCGCTGTCCCGGCCACGCGCGTCCTGCCGTACCGGGGACCCATCGAAATTCAGCCGAACCGCGAATTTCCCGAGGTGGATACGGGTTCGCTGGATCCGACGATGGCGCCGTTCTCGGGCGCGAAGGAGATCACGTCAAACTGGACCGGCAAGGTCGCATATGACGACACGCCGTACATCTTCGCGGCGGCCGGCAAAGGTGGGGAAGTCGCGAGCGGAGCGACGGCGAAGACGTGGGTTTTCGATTACGCATCGCTCGTGGCCGATGACTTCGAGTACCTCACCGACGAGTGGGGTGATGACACGCATGCAAGCGACGGCCTGCGAGGCGTCGGTGGTGTCATCGACTCATATACCTTCGGCTTCGATGAAACCCTCGCGGCCGTCGATCTGGATGCCCAGTTGGTATACGCCGATGCGCAGATGGCGCAAGCGCGAACGCCAGGCCTCTCCGTGGATTCGGAACCGAATTGGGTGTACGGCGCCGACTTCGAGTTCTTCCTCGACACCACGGCCGGTGGGATCGGCGGTTCCAAGTGGGTGGACGCGATCCACACCTGGTCGGTGAACTGGCAGAACAACCTCGACCGCAAGAGGTTCGCCAACGGTTCCAACACTCGGTTCAAGCTGGCCGGGTATGGCCGTGGTGAGCGGACCATTGAGATCGCAATCCAGGTGGCCAAGACCGCGGACAGCATGGCGGAAGCGGCCACGCTCGACGACGATCCGGTTCCGCTTCGTTTCCTGGAAGGCCGCTTCATCAGCCCCGAGATCATCACGGGTTCCACGCCGTACTCGCTCACCAGCCAGGCTGCGGCCAGGCTCATGTCCCGGGCAGACGGCGAAATTGGTGGCAACTCCACGATCACGCTCACCTATCGCGTGGTTTACGACACCACCCTGGGATTTGCGATCCGCAACACCATCGTCAACACGCTCGCCGCGCTGTGACGGGCGCGAACCGGGAGCAGCCGGTTCGCGTGAATGTGGGGATTTGCCGCTGCTCCGGCAATCCCCACACTGATGGGGACTGGGTCGAATTGCGGCCGAAGCCCAGCCTTCGTTTAGGCCTGGCGGCACAAGGTGCTGCGGCCGCGGCGAATGACGTCGGTGAGATGGCGGCCGACGTAGGCCTGGCGTTCATGCGCCACGGGGTTGAGGCCTGGTCATTCGTTGACAACCAGGGCAAGCCAATTCCGCTGACCTTCGCCGAAATTGAGCGGCAGCTGGATTGGGGTACCGGTGGGAAGGAGGTCGCGGATGCCGCAGCAGATTTGTACACCGAAGCGGTATTCGGCCCTTTGGACCGAGAGCCGTCGAGTACGCCGCCGCTTACGCCGCAGACCGACTCGACGTCTCCGAACCCATTGTCTGGGCCCACGAGCCTGAACTCGCCATCGCAATCCTCGCTCTTCGATCCGGTGGATTCGACGCCCTTGCCGGAGACTGGCGGCTAGCCATGCACGCATTTCAGATCATCGCAGAACAGGGTCCCGGCCTGGCGGCTCAACGCGCCGCGGATGCCGAGGATGAGGCGATGGCGCGTGCGCTCGGCGTGCTGAAGAAGGGTGGCCGCTAAATGCCAATGGCGGAAACCGCTGAGCTGCTCGTCAGGCTCAAGCTCAAGGATCAAATGTCCGGGCCGGCTAAGGCCGCCGGTAATTCGCTGACTACGCTTGACCGTCGGGTCAGTGCCACCACTACTGGCATCAGCAAACTAGGTTCAGCGACCAAGACGGCCGGTGGCAATTTCGGCCGGAACATGAAGAGCATGGCCGGGAACGCGCTCAAGCTGGTTGGCGTGACGGCCGGCATTGCCAGCGTCGTGTCTGTCTTCAAGTCGAGCGTGAATGCGGCCGAGGAAATGGGCGCGGCTTCCCAGGACCTGGCGCGAGTGACCGGGCAGACAATTGAGAGCGCATCCGTACTCGTTGACGTATTGGGCAAATATGGGATGGAGGGTGACAAGGCTATCTCGACGATGGCCTTGCTCGCCAAGAACACACAGACGCTCGCCGGCACCAGCAAGAAGGCGGCGAAATTCCAGAAGGACTACGGCTTCTCGCTGACCGATAGCAAGGGCAAGATTCTCAGTACGAACGCGCTGCTCAAGGCTTCTGCGAAATTCTTCACGTCGAATGCAACGGCTGGCCAGAAGGCCACGTTGATGCAGAAGCTGTATGGGCGTGGCTGGAAGACGCTGATCCCGCTTCTGTCTGCCGGTGAGGAAGGCATCCAGAAGCAATTCGATACGGCCCTGAAGCTGACGCCGCAGCAGATCAAGAATATGGCGGCGCTTCGTTCCAGTCAGCGCGAGTTCAACGACACGCTCGGGGATACCCAGGTTCTCATCGGCGTCGCAGTTATGCCGGCGTTGATCCGCATTACCCGTGCTCTCAATTCATTTGTCTCAAAGAACCAGAAGCAGATCGTCGACCTGTTCTCTAGCATGGCGGAATTCGCCGAGGACATTGGCCAGGCGTTCAAGGAATACGTGATCCCCGCCTTCAGCAAGCTGGCCGGCGCCTGGAATTCGATCCCACCCGAATTGCGCCAGCTCTTGATCACCGGCCTTGTCGCGAACAAGGCGCTCAAGATGACGATCGGGTTCGATCCGCTCGACCTGACTCGCAAGGCGGTCACAGGTTTGTTCTCCCGCGGCGGCTCGCCGGCCACGCCGATGTACACCAAGGAAGTTGGTTTGCCAGGCGTCGGCGGAGGTGCTGCCGCCGTGGGCGGAGGCGGCAAGCTTGGTACCGCGCTTGGCCTGATCGGTATGGTCGCGGCACCGCTCGCCGTCATCGCGGCTCAGCAGGAAATTCAGAGCCGAACGAATGAGCAGGCGAAAGGTCTTCACGAAGACTCAATTCGCTGGCTTCGCGGAATGCCGTCGGCCAGTGATCTTGATCGTGGCCTGAGTGCTGTCGACCAGGGTCTCCGGGATATTCGCTCGAACCCGCTCCATGTTCTCGTTCAGGGCGACGCGATTGCGCGGCTCGAGGCAATTCGCCAGGCGATTGTCGCGAAGCAATTCGACGTCATCATGCAGTCCCCGGTCTACCAGTCCTTCCGGGCTGGTGAGACTCGCGACTCGCCGATCCCAGGTGCTCCGTCTCAGCCGCGTTCGACTCGCGGCGGTTCGGCTATCCGAACCCCTGGCGCTAAGGGCGAAGGCGCCAGGCGTGGTAGTCGCGAGGTCAACATCGTTCTCAACGCGAATACCGACCATCGCCAGAACAGCTCGTCAGCCAAGAGCCAGCTTCGCTATGGACCGACGCCTGCTACAGCTGGTGCGAAGTGACGCTCACTTTCACGTATTACAGTCCGACCACGCCGTCTGCGCCAGGCTGGTCGGAAAACCTCG